GAAAGTAAAGCAAGAACAGAGCATTTGAAAGCAGAATTATTAGAACTTGATCGAAAAGTAAAAGAAAAAGAGCTAGTTCCTATGGAAGATGTTGAAAATAAGTGGTGCGACATCATTACCAATGCTCGAACCAAGTTATTAGGTATCCCAGCAAAAGCAAAACAAAGAATACCTGATTTAGATGCAAATGCGGTGTCTTGTTTGGATGATATCGTCCGTGAGGCGTTAGAGGAGTTGTCAGTAGCATGAATAACCTTTTAAAACTTGAAAAAAAGGCTTATTTGTCGTTTAAACCGCCTAAAAAGCTTAGTTTAAGCCAATGGGCCGATAATTTTGCCTATCTTTCCGCAGAAAGTTCAGCCGAAGGTGGAAGGTGGAGAACACTTCCATATCAAAAGGGGATTATGGATGCCATAACCAATCCAAATGTGGAACAAGTGACAGTTATGAAGTCTGCTAGGGTTGGATATTCTAAAATTTTAAACCATATTATTGGATATCATATACACCAAGATCCCTGTCCTATCATGGTTTGTCAGCCAACAATAGAAGATTGTCAGGGTTATTCTAAGGAAGAGATAGCCCCGATGTTAAGAGATACACCTTGCTTGCATGGATTAGTAAGTGATCCTAAATCAAAAGATGGAAATAACACGTTATTACAGAAAAATTTCCCCGGAGGTACATTATCTTTGGTTGGTAGTAATAGTGCTAGAGGTTTTAGAAGAGTATCTAGACGTATTGTCCTGTTCGATGAGGTAGATGGCTATTCTGCCTCCGCTGGAACTGAGGGTGATCAGATAAAACTTGGTATTAGGAGAACAGAATATTATTGGAATCGAAAAATAGTAGCTGGATCTACACCAACAATAAAAGACTTTAGTCGTATTGAAAGATTGTTTTTGCAGACGAATCAGATGAGATATTACGTCCCTTGTCCAGAGTGTAATCATATGCAATATCTAAGATGGTCAAATATGAAATGGCGAGATAATGATCCTGATACAGTTGCCTATGCTTGTGAAGATTGTGGTTGTTTGATTCCACATAGCAAAAAAAGATGGATGGTAGAAAGAGGAGAGTGGCGAGCTACAGCACCAGGTAATCCTAAACACGTTGGCTTTCATATATGGGCTGCATATTCTTATTCACCAAATGCAAGTTGGTCTAATCTTGTTGAAGAATTTTTACAAAGTAAAGATGATCCAGAGCAGTTAAAAACATGGATTAACACGATTTTAGGGGACGTATGGGAAGATCAATATGCAAGTAAAGTTGGTGCAGAAGGTCTTATGGAAAGGGCATCACTTGAGACTTACAAGCAAGGCATACCACCTAGTAGCGTTCTCAGTTTGTGTCTCGGATGTGACGTACAAGATGACAGACTTTCTATGAGTCTCTGGGGCATAGGACGTAACGAAGAAATGTATTTGATAGATAGAAAGGTTATTTATGGTAGCCCTGCAAGAGCAGATTTATGGAAACAGATGGATGAGGTACTGATGAGTGAATATACAAACGAGGATGGCAAGAAGATGAAGATTGATAGTGCTGCGATTGATACAGGTGGTCACTTTACGCAAGAAGTTTATCAATATGTAAGAGAAAGAACACAGCTCGGGTTGATTGGAGTTAAGGGTATGGGACAAAAAGGAAAACCTCCTATCGGCAAACCAAGTAAGGTGGATATTAATTTTTCTGGTAAAGCATTAAAAAGAGGAGTGCAGTTATTTCCTGTAGGAGTAGATGTTATAAAATCAACACTTCACAACAAATTAAAAGATGCAGAACCGGGGGAGGGATATATTCATTTCTACCCAACAATTACGCATGATTATTTTGAAGAGTTAACGGCAGAGAGACAGGTGCTTAGATATAAGCATGGATATCAAGAACGTATTTGGGTTAAAAAAAGTAATGCAAAAAATGAGGCTCTTGATGAAATGGTATACGCATATGCTGCTTGGCAAAGATTATTGCAAAAATATGACAGAAGAACAATTTACGAACAATTTGAAAGAAGATTAAATCCCTCTGAACCTAAAAAGGATAGTAAGCTATCATTAAATCGTACTAATTCGACTAAAAATTCGAATTTTGTCTCTAATTGGTAAAAAAATGACTTTTCCTAAACAGATCAGAGCAGGGGATTATATTCAATGGAGGATACCAGCAGATCAAGATGTATTTGGAAATGCGATAAGTAGTCCTGATTGGTCTGTTGTTTATTATTTAAGAACTAATACATCTTCAGAAGGAGCTATTGTAAATAGTTCTGCATATCTTGATGGATTTGAATTTAATATTGCATCTGCAACATCGGCTAATTTCGATGCAGGGGATTGGTTCTATCAAGCAGTTGCAAATAAATCAGGTGCAGAAAAACAAACTTTATACACAGGCAGTTTTAAAGTATTAGCATCTTTAGAATATTCTGGTACACCTGCTGCTTTTGATGACAGGAGTCAAGTAGAAAAAGACTTAGATGTTATTGAAGGTGCAATTAGAGATTTAATTAGTGGCGGTCTTGTTAAGGAATATAAGATTGGAACAAGAAATGCTAAGAAATATGAGTTGGCTGAGTTGTTAGCACTAAAGAGTCAATATAAAGTAGAACTTGTAAGAGAAAAACAAGCTGAGATGATGGCAAACGGATTAGGTAATCCAAGAGCTACATTTGTTCGTTTTGATGGAGCATACTAATGGGAATTAGATCTAACATTGCAAATGCAGTAAAAAGAG